ATCACAAAAAGAGGCGAAATAACAAGTACTATTGCAATAAACATCAAAACTTCTATTAAATAAAATACTATACATTTCGGGAATTTCTGAATCATTGTTACGGAGCATATTATCAATTTAAATAAGTAAATAAATAATTCAGTGAAAAATGTTATTGTATGGAGACCCGTAGTGACAGTCAATAATGCAACGTTTGTTATTAAATTTACTATACCATTTGATGCTTCTTTAAATCCGGTCGCAATTGTTTTCCCTTTTTTTGCTATATTAATTCCGATTGGCAAGATCTTGAATATCATAGCAAGAAGATTCTCGTCTTTTTCGTTACTCGTGTCAAATTCTTTTGAAAATTCCGCTTCCTCGTCCTTATCCTCCTCTTCTACGCCTGCACCTGCGCCTGCTTCAGCGACGGTATCGTCAACCAGTTCTGAGGATAATTTCGACAAATCAGATAAGAACGATTTCTCGTATATTTCCGTTGGTGCAGGTGTTGATTGTTGTGTTGTTGCAGAACTGACTGAACGCACAAATACATCACTATACGATTGGAATAATTTTTTGTGTTGTTCTAAATCTCCTTGATTAAATGGTCTAAGCATGGTAAATTTGTATTATCTATAATTTGATATATAATACAAGCATTGTATTTTGCGTTATCGTTTTGGGACAGTTCTGGAGAGAGGATGTAACGAACGTAGGAATTGTCCCACATCCTCTCTCTCTGAATTGTCCCACATCCTCTCTCTCTCTGAATTGTCCCACATCCTCTCTCTCTGAATTGTCCCGTTTACTGAGAATCTTTCATTTGCTTTATAGTTTCTGCGGTATGTTGAATTGTTTCTAGTAATTCTTCTGCTCTGTCCATATGCGGTTCAATCTGTTGGAATCCGTTGATAATATTCTTCTGTGTATCTTGCAAATCGAGTGCGTTCTCTCGTAGACTCTCCATTAACTTTGTAGGTGTAGGAGATGCGTTTCCGGAAAAAGATTTGGTAGACTTGGCGGATTTATTAGAACTCGGTTCTTCGTCCTTTTCTTCTCCAAATAATTTTGTAGTTTTTCCCTTCGAACTATCTATGTAATTACTCAGTTCATTCATATCATCTTCAACCTCTTGTTTAAACCCTTCAAGATGAAGGGGTTTTCCTTTCAGTATAGCATTGAATATTGTTGCAAATATCATTGCAATGACTAATATGACCGTCATATTCTTGTTAAAGAATGCAGTAATAAAACCAATCAAAATGAATAAGATGCAGTATACATAGTCCTGTTTTACTGCATAAGTATGTAAATTAATCAACGCAATGAAAAATACAATGTATAATACGTATTTATTGTATATTATTCCTTTTGCGTAGGGTTTCCGCATTATTTTACTTAAAATCGCATTCATTCTAGACATTTTTAAATATATCATACGACTCTATTTTTTACACGTTTTATGTTACCAGAAGAATCTGCACATACAAATCAATTTGAGTCAGTATCCTTACCGCTATAACAAACCGGAATTTCATATGCAGCATATATTTCCAATACTTCTTTCACCACATCCTCTCGCTGAATATCTTCGCGGTCAAATTCAAAACTACTTATACTGTCGCTCCTTTTCCCTTTCAGCTTAGAGAGGAAGTCGTCCAATCCATTTAAGTCATCGCGCCTATCAAATTGCTCTAAATCCCCCGTTACAATAATTCTGCTATTTTCTCCCAGACGAGTCAATAACATTTTCATCTGGGATATAGTCGAATTCTGCATCTCGTCTGCGACAATCCACGCATTTTTAAACGTCCTTCCTCTCATATATCCTAAAGGTGCAATCTCGATTTGCTTGTCTTCTATCAATGCACTCACTTCCGAGGGAGATAAAAACCCGTATAAAATATCATAAATAGGACGAATCCAAGGTGCCATCTTATCCTCCAATGTACCTGGCAAATATCCCAAATCTTCGTCTACACTAACCGATGGACGCGTAAATATCAACTTCTCCACTCCACCCGTTAAAAACTGGCGGACACCATATTCAGTAGCAAATAATGTTTTACCAGTACCTGCTGGACCGGTACATACGACTATCTTCTTATTGCGGTTCTTAAGTGCAGCAACATACTCTTCTTGATGATGATTCTTTGGCACCGTAAAAGTAGATTCGAATTTCTGCTTCTCTTTTGCGGATAAATGGTCGAAATTTTCATAGTATTTTTTGGTATTCGATTGGATAGTTTCGTCTAATACAGAAAAACCGAAGTCATTTAATCGAGTAATATGTCCCTGACTATTTTGCAAAGTATCCTCGTAATAATAATTCAATTCTGACCGGTCCATACGTTTTTTCTGTTTCTTACCCTTCTTTTTCTTCGGCAATCCGATATGTCCAATAACATCTACCTCCACATCATTCGCGATATTCATTTTGCCAATATTTTTATTCATGTCAACATCTACGTCCATTTCTCCAAAGAATGTTTTTTTTGCAGTCATGGAGATAGTATTCGAAACCGACGTAACTATATACTATTGTACTATTTCGCTAAACCATTATGAACCTACAAAACACAAACTGTAATTATTTTTTCTGATTTGTTCGCAATTTTTCATAATAGAATGATTTTTTGAGTTATAAATATTTATAAAAAGGAAATAAAATAGACGCAATATATTATTTAGCACAAATGTCAGATTTCCAATCCACACCAATCGATAGTATGCGCGATAATACGTCCAATACGTTATATGATGTGAATAGAGTAGAGAATATGAATGCGGCAGATTCGATAATTGACGTAGTTCCTGGACCCGAATCAACAGAGAATAATGCAGTCATATCCACTTCCACGAAAGAAAAAATAAAGCGTGTCGAACATATTGAACCTATTTTGCGAGAGGACGATTCAAGGTATGTGATGTTCCCAGTAAAGCACGACGATGTATGGAGGATGTATAAGAAACAAGTAGACAGTTTTTGGCGCGTAGAAGAAATAGACTTATCGAAAGATTTGGGAGATTGGGATAGATTGACGACGGATGAGCAGCATTTTATTAGTAAAGTACTTGCATTCTTTGCCGCTTCGGACGGCATTGTAATGGAAAATTTGGGTAGTCGGTTTATGAATGAGGTGCAGTTGGCGGAGATGCGCGCATTCTATGGATTCCAGATTATGATGGAGAATATTCACAGTGAAATGTACAGTGTGTTGATTGAAACGTATATAAAGAATTCCGAGGAGAAGGATAAATTATTCCGTGCGGTGGAGACGCATCCTTCGATTGCGCAGAAGGCGAATTGGGCGAAGAAATGGATTGGAGATAACCGGTCGTCATTCGCTGCCAGATTAGTTGCATTCGCTTGCGTCGAAGGTATTTTCTTCAGCAGTTCTTTTGCCGCAATTTACTGGGTGAAGAAGCGCGGGTTAATGCCGGGGTTGACACTATCCAATGAGTTTATTAGTCGCGATGAGGCACTGCATACTGAATTCGCGGTTCTCTTGTATTCAAAACTGGAGAAGAAACTGGCAAAGAAACGTATTGTGGAAATCGTGAAAGAGGCGGCGGAAATTGAGAAGCGGTTCGTCGAAGATGTATTGCCGGATAGATTGATGGGCATGAATGCGAAATTGATGTCGCAGTATGTCGAATTTGTGGCAGACCGTTTGTGTCTGCAACTCGGATATGATAAGATATATGGGTCTCAGAATCCATTCGATTTTATGGAGTTGATTAGTGTGGAGACGAAGGTGAATTTCTTTGAGAGGACGAATTCAGAGTATGCGTTGGCAAACAAGGTCGTCGACGAAAATGTATTCGATTTTGCAGCGGATTTTTAAATTAATTTACACCTAATTATTATATGAAAAAATCATCTTCTGTGACAATATATAATTATCTTATACTATTTGTAATATTTGTACAAATTTGCTATTTCTTAACTAGCGACCCTGAATACTTAAAAGAAAAAATACATGCGTTAATATCAATAAATACCTATGGAATATTATGTATATTGTTTACTATACTACTAATATACGCGTTGTTTCTTATCTCAAAATTTGTAGGTAAAAAAGTAAGATTGAATGTCTATCTGTTGTTCGTGTTTATTGTAGTTACGCTTATAAATTACTCCGAATATATATTAAAAAAGAATCGAACATTCTCAATTGAAGAGCAAGAATTGGATAAAGTGTTAGAGGAAGCAAACACTGGAGATTTATTATTGTTTCGGTCTTATCATTCAAGCGACGTTGCTGATTTTGTATTCATGCGGTTTTTTCATTCACTGTTTTCAAATGTATATTTCAGTCATATTGGAATGATAGTGAAGGATAAAAATGAAACGTATATTTGCGAAAGTACAGCAAAATACCAGGTTTGTCACTATCACAAAAAATATAAGAATGGTCCTATGTTCAGTAATGCAAGAAAAGTAGTAAAAGAGTATTCGGGAAGAGTATATTTATCGAAGAATAATCTGCATCAATTTATCAATGAACAGCAAATATACAATAGTTTCAAACAGTTCGAAAACCAATATTTTCTCCAAAACGGTATTTGGTGTGTTTCTGTGGTTTCGAATATTCTATCGGATTTGGAAGTGATGATGCGTCCGTATATTATTTTCCTTGGATACGATTTTATAGACTCAAAAAACTACAAAGTGGAATTCAAAAACACGAAAAATATACGAATAAAAAACGACTTTATTTCGTCCCAAACTCCGTAGGCATTTTGTATGTAGAATGAAGCGCATTTCTAATAAAATCAAAAATATTACAATTGTAATTAAAAAATACAATTGTAACGTCTGGACGTATACATTATTCCTACAGGATAATTGTCCAATTCCTACGTTCCTGCACTTCGTTATGACTTCGTTACATCCTCTCTCCGGAATTTTCCCATTTGCTTTATTTGGACAGATTCATCCTCTCGTTTTTTTTCTAGATAATTTTCGTTCCAGTTTTAAAATTGTAGCAGGGTCTGTAATTTTCGTTCCTTGTTTTTGTTTCATATATTGATATTTTCCATCACTAGTTTCGTATTTTTCATTCCATTCTTTTTCTTCTATTTCGCGCATTATATCAAGTTCGGATAGTTTTTCATCAATTTGTGTTTCTAATCGTTTCATATTTTCAACCAAATCTTGCTTTTCTTCTTCTAGTTCTTTCAATCGTTTTATATATTCAACCAAATCTTCATCTTCTTCTCCATCTTCTTCTAGTTCTTTCAATCGTTTTATATCTTCAACCAACTCTTGTTCTTCTTTTTCGAGTTCTTTCAATCGGTCTTCTAGTTCGAATTTGTTATTCTGCATCTTGTCTGATTCTTTTGCCAATTTATCAGCAATTGGATATCTATCTAATGACATTTTTTCTAGAATTTTTCCAGGTGTTTCGTCTTCTGCATTTATATATTCATAAGACGGTGTAAAAGCATCATCATCAATTTGGTAACAAGTTTCACAAGAATAATCAATCATTACAACCTTGTTGTATCCTCTGTTTAATGACATATTTAATAGTTCTTTGAGAGTTATTACTTGCCCATTACGTATGCCATATGAACGTGTACGTTTTCGATTCTTTAGTATCTTTTCTCCAATTTCGAACTGTTTTCCTTTAGTACCACCTTTCGCAAAAACTACAATAATATCAGTTGTTTCGTAATCCATTCCAGGGTTTCGCATAAAAATTTTATTCGTATAAGTATTATTTAACGAGACTTGAAAAAGTGATTTAGGTCTTGATATTAATGGTCTCATTTCATACATACCGTCATTTTGTTCTGCGTTTTTTAAAAATTTCAGTTTTGATTTGTATGTTTCAAACTTTTGAATAAATTCTTTCAAATCGTCACCAATAAGAGGAGAACTACCAGGTTCATTAAATTCCGCAAATCTACGCGTATATTCTTTAATTTGGTCTTTTTCCATTTGTTCGGTTGTAAAATTTGGATGCCCAAACAGAGTATACGTCAGTTTATTAAATAATTGCATTTTTTTGGGGATTTTTGTCATTTTTAATTCATTCTGCCTACGAGACTCCGTGTCCACTCCCTCTTCGAGTCCGGTGTTCTTCGCAATTTCGCCATGTCTTTTTTCAAAAATAGAACCGTGTGACAATATTAAAAAATATACAATTCCGGTTGCATTTGGTTTTAATGAGCGTCTAGTTCTTGCTTTTTTTGAAATCGTTGGTTTTGTATGCGTACGTCTTGTTCTAATATATCTAGGCAATTCAAGGTCCATTTATAATATACATAAAGATTTGTTGCTATAAATCTTTATCATCCATCCTCTCATCATCTATTTCCAAATAACACTATTTTGAAGATAAAAATGTGCGGAATCTTTGCTCTTTTGAATTACGAACAGAAATACTCCAGTGAGTTCATCCAAACCCAATTCCAAAAAGGAAAAGCGAGAGGACCAGAAGATTCCATTATCTACAAAGTCGGACACAAAATCACATTCGGGTTTCATCGTTTAGCAATTAACGGTCTAAACGCAGAATCGAATCAACCTCTCATCAAAGGAGATTTGACACTGATTTGCAACGGTGAAATCTATAATTACAAAGAATTATATGAATTAATAGGTTCGGATGTTATGCCAAATACGCAGTCCGATTGCGAGGTCATCCTCTGGTTATACGAAAAATACGGTATCGAACAGACACTGCAGATGCTCGATGGTGTGTTCGCGTTTGCTTTATTGGACCAGCGGCATCATTTGGATGTGCCGACCCTCTATGTAGCACGCGATCCATACGGGGTTCGTCCTCTCTATACTATGACAATTGAACAGACTAGCGGATATTATAATGGCGGATATAGACATTGCAATGAATCTACCATCGGATTTGCTTCGGAACTGAAAATGTTATCCGATTTCTCAAATCACTGTTCCGCAAAACAGTTTCCACCGGGTACTTATTCCAAATACGTCTTCTCCGACAAAGTATGTTCTGAATGGGCACTCGCGGAAAAAAATACAGTTTATCACCGAACCGCCTTCTCCGCTACCACTATATATCCAAAACCGGATATCGAATCCTATGCAAAAAATATTCAGAATTATTTGATAGACGCTGTACGAAAACGCTGTTTAGCGACAGAACGTCCGGTTGCGTGTCTCCTCTCCGGTGGTCTCGACAGTAGTCTAATCACCGCACTCGTGAATGATTTTTACACGAGTAAAGACCCGAATTACAAATTGGAAACATACAGCATTGGATTGAAAGATTCGGTTGACTTGAGATTCGCACGAATGGTCGCCGACCATCTAGGCACAAACCATACGGAAATCATATTGACCGAACAAGATTTTTGCAATGCTATACCCGAGGTTATCCAAGCAATTGAAAGTTATGATACGACTACCGTTAGAGCAAGTATCGGTAATTATTTACTCGGGAAATATATTGCAAAAAACAGCGAGGCAAAAGTAATATTCAATGGCGACGGTTCGGATGAATTGATGGGCGGGTATCTATACTTGAAGAATGCACCGGACGCGATAGAGTTCGACCGTGAATGCCGTCGTTTATTGCGCGATATACATTCATTCGACGTATTGCGGTCAGATAAATGCATATCCTCTCACGGATTAGAACCTAGAACACCGTTTCTAGACCGCGCATGGACGCAATATTATTTATCCATTTCGCCTTTTATCCGGTTTTTATCGCAATTTGGGACAATTCCGGAGAGAGGCACGAACGTTAGAATTGGACGATTATCCTGTAGGAATAATGAACCGACCGTTTACAGTACAGAAAAGTATTTAGTCCGCATTGCCTTCTCAAGGTCGCATTTTATGGATTCAAAATGCCGAGAATTATTGCCACATGAGGTCTTATGGCGCCGAAAAGAAGCATTCAGTGACGGCGTCAGTGGATACGAAAGGTCGCTCTATCAAGTACTGCAAGAATATTGTGAAAAAGAAGTGCCGTTAAATGGTTATAAAACGTATGAGGAAATGGGACGAAAACATCCGAGTATGGCGAAAGTGAAGACGAATCATCCGAAAACCGCCGAGCAATTTTATTATAGGTCCATATTCGAACATTTCTATTCTGGATATGGAGAAGTCATTCCGTATTTCTGGATGCCGAAATATGTAGAAGCAGAAGATGCCAGTGCCAGAACACTGGATTTATATACTGGGACAATTACGGAGAGAGTATATAACGAAGTCATTACGAAGTAGAGAGCGTAGTAATTGGATGATTCTACGGAGAAACGACCGTAGGGTGTTTCGTAGGTAGAATGCATAATCTGTACATAAAAAAGATGAATAAAATGATATATTTATAGTGTTTTTACAGTATACATATAATATGCAGCATAATGATGTACAATTTATTCGAATAGTTCTCCGTCTTCGAGGTTGGCGTGCTTTTCGTCGATGAATGCATAAATATCTGCCAACTGGGTCGTGTCTGTCCCAGATAGAGAAGAAGAAGACGAACACGTTTCGACTGTATTATTGCTATGCGCCGAATACGAACGATGTCTCTCTACATTATTCCTACAAACCTCCTTTTCTCCGGCACTTCGCATACATCGTCGTCCAATTCCTCTCTCCGGAATTGCCCCAAACTGTGTGGTATCCCTGTACAAGACAAGTAAGAAGTGCTTGCCGTAAAGTGCCGGTACTCGAATCGAACCACCTCTCGAAATATTGACGGCGTGGTGTTCCGCACCATGGAACCACCTCTCGAAATGAACAATAGCATTCTTTTTATTTTTATACAAAATTACCTGGACAATTTCACCGAAGTCGTGACTGTCAATCACCTCTCGAATATTCTTTTCCGTCCAGCATTTACCACGCTCCGATAAAGTCGGCAGCGAAATAAACAAGGACGGATTTGGGGTCTGTTGTTGAACCTTTTCTCTGCTACCGAAAGACTTGGACGAAATATTTTTGCGTGAATAACTCATAGTTGAATAGGAAATCGAAATAGGATAATAAGGGCGTATTGTGTTTATGCCACTGTTCCGAATGGAATAAAAAGTCATTCAATTTTTTACATACCATTCTGCCTACGAAACAAATGCGCAGCGCCTACGGTAGTTTATCCAGCACTTCGCATTCATTATCCAATTCCTAAGTTCGTTCCTCTCTCCGGAATTGTCCAAGATATAATATATTGATGCCGGAAAAATACGAAAATGGACTATTTGTTTTCCGTAGAGACCTACGCGTTGTAGACAATAAGGGTCTCTATTTAGCAAATCATATATGCAATAAGATTCACCCTATATTCATATTCACACCAGAACAAGTAACCGCGTCCAATGCATTTAAATCCGATAATGCTGTACAATTTATGATTGAATCATTGCAAGACCTATCCTCTCAAATAGATAAAATGGAAGGTAAACTCAATTGTTTTTACGGAGAAAACAATGAGGTCATTGAGAGGTGCATCAAAGAATTCGATATCCAAGTTGTTTGTTTCAATGTAGATTACAGTCCATATGCAGTGAAACGCGACGCCGGAATTATAAAAGTATGCAAAAAACTCGGCGTAGAAGTAGAAACCGCGCACGATTATTATCTGCAACCACCCGGGACGATTCGAAATGGATCCGGTGCGACCTACCAAAAGTTCACGCCATTTTATCAGACTGCATTGCGAGAAAAGGTCGAATTACCGATGGCAGCAAAACCGATTCACTTCTCCGGTCGTGTTTCGCACTTACCAAATACGATCACATTGGCAAATGCGTATAGGCGATTCACTTCGGAGAATCCGGATATTCTTGTTCACGGTGGCAGGAAAAATGCTATAAAGCATATGCGTATTGCTGCAAAAAATATAAAAGTGTACCAAAAAACGCGCGACCATTTGGTACAATCTACGTCGGAATTAAGTGCACATATCAAGTTCGGGTGTGTTTCTATACGAGAGGTATATAATACATTCCGGACCAATGCGGGGTTCATCCGACAACTTTACTGGCGCGATTTTTATGCAAATGTGATGTATTCATTTCCTCATGTGATCGGGTCTGCAATGAAACCGAATTATCGTCATATAAAGTGGAACTATAATGCTGGTTGGTTTAATAAGTGGTGTGACGGTATGACCGGGTTTCCAGTAATAGATGCTGGAATGCGACAATTAAATAGCACAGGATATATGCATAATCGTTCTCGATTGTTAGTATCTTGCTTTTTAGTAAAAACGCTTTTGATATCGTGGGAAAAAGGGGAGAAGTATTTCGCACGGAAACTGACAGATTATGACCCGGCGAGTAATAATGGGAACTGGCAATGGATTGCTGGTACAGGTGCGGATTCACAACCATATTTCCGTGTATTCAGTCCGTGGGAACAAGCAAAACATTACGACCCGGATTGTGAGTACATAAAGAAATGGATACCGGAATTACGAGAGGTTGCAAATAAAGATATATTGGATTGGGAATCGACGCATAGTAAATATACTGGAGTTAAATACCCGAAACCGATTGTAGATTATCAGAAACAAAAAGACCTTGCATTAAAAATGTATTCGTCCGTTTTTCATTGAATATACGGCAACAAAAAACAATATATTTATTGGACATCACATATACACTTACCTTCTTCTGCTAGATGACCTTGTTACCATTGTGGGTACAGGGGTCTGACGTATTTGCTTCTTCGCGTTTACCGTAGGTTGCTTCGCGTTTACCTTAGGTTGCTTCTCGTTTACCTTTTTTTTGTATACCCACGATTCTCCGACGCGGCGTTTATTTGAACGCCAAGCAGCGCTTGCCTCATCAAAGTCAATGCAGACTTCGTATTTTTGTGCAATTGGTTGGAATATGTTCTTCGTATAAGACTTAATCTCTTCGTCTTCGTCGTCGTCATCTTTGCTGTTGTAAGTAGATGTGCTGTCATTGTCGGAATCGCCGACATATTCGCGGATATATTCCTTAGAGAAAGAAACAGAACGACCAGAAGCTGAGCGAAGACCATATGGATTGGATGATTTATCTTCTTGCAATTTAGTAGTTAGAATGCGTGTGCTTCTTTTTACTGAATCTGTGACTCCTACAGATTCACTTGACGTAATTGCACTTGACGTAATTGCACTTGACGTAATTGCACGATTGTAAATAGCACCAGAACGAGTAGACATTTTGAATAGTTCGATTAGTAAGGGAAATGGCAGATAAACAATAGACGAGATGGGATGTATGCTCCTGTTTCTATCAAACCGCAAAATCGTTCAATTTTTTGCGTTTTAGCTCAACGCCCCCATATATATGTATTTTGCAAGAAAAATACATATGTTTCTCTTCGGACAGGTATCGAACCTGCGACCTTGTGGTTAACAGCCACACGCTCTACCACTGAGCTACCGAAGACACATATACACTTCTATTTACTCCTTTATATGGGTTTTAACGCATAATATATATACGATAAATAACCGAATCTATAATATACAATTGCAATGTTAAGATCCATCGAAACAATGAATGATATATTAGGTTCAAACTACCAAATCGTATCTTCTGGAAACGTAGACCCAATTGTTATTGCGAAAATACCGGGAGAAGATTTAGCATCAAAGACCGCCAAAGACCAAACCCCCGAATACAAAAAAGACCAAGACAAAGACACATTTACAAATGCAAAAGTAATATACGAGAAGACGACCGATGATTATTTATTCCAAATGTATATTGGTTCTCTCACTGTTGTCGGGTTGTTTGTCCTTTTCCGTATGATTCAAAAAAGTCGGTAATATCCTCTCTGTATATCATTCTATAAAGTTCATCCCGGACTTTTCCATCAAAGATTCAATCGCACATGATTCCACTAATAGACCATTCGCATATACACCATAATTGTGTGCTACATTATCATTTTCCAATGCAAAATGCCATATAGTAACGGGTGTATCTTCTCGGTCGTATGGTTCGGCGCGGTCATCTAGTAATGCCGGCATTCTGTAAAACTCTTCCGTAATATAGACATCTCCCATATGGGTTTTTATCAATTCGAGTTTTTCCTTAGAAATTTTGCGGTGCAATGTACAGTGCTCACCAGTAATGTAGAGAGGTTCAAACACTGTCTGACACGATTTATTGGAGAATTTATAGAGACGATTAGATGGATTTATATCTGTTTTTGGGTTGGGTATGGTTTTGTAACCAATGGAGTGTATTGGTTGGTAACCAGATTCAGCTGTGGGAATTAAGTCTCCTTTACGAAGTTTTTCTACTGGAATATAGTCATCTTGGTATGTTTCCGGATTAAACCGCAAAATTTTACTGCCTTGGAGGAAACAGGGGTATACAGTAGACACTGAATTTCCCAACCCAGTGTTTGATTCTGCCAATGCACGTGATGAATCAGATAATACGGCGTTATACACATAAATAAAGGATAACTTACCATCAAAGTAATTCATATTTGTAGTATCTCCAAAACCTATAAAATTGTTTGTTGTTCCGGAATTACGACCACCAGAACTCATAGTATTTGTCAATGTTCCGTTTAGGTAAAAACGTCTATTCGCTCCGTCGTATGTCCAAGATACTGTACTATTTGCTGTGTAAGTACCAGAAGTTTGGTCACTTGCCCACCAATAATTAATGTACCCATTGTTATATCCAAATGTGTTTGTACCACCATTACCTGGCGTACCTGAACCTATAAATCCATTACTTAATGGTGTGAAATCTAAATGTTTTACTACTACTGTGTAATTTAAATTACCTGATGGAACTGTGTTGTCCGGTAAACTAAGACGTTGAAAAGAAGAAGACGTAAATTGGATGCAATTATTACTTACATCAAATGTAGGTTGATTTGCATTTGTAGTCTGTGTGGCGTGATTACCTAATAAAGATTGGTCCCACCATTTCGTAACATATGCTGTTGCTGCTCCTAACCAAGATTGTAAAGAAGTGCCTAATGCTCCCGGAGATGTTCCGATAGAACTACCAGATACATAAAAATCTTGTGTTACATTGTCGGTGCTTCTTCGGAATGTGAAGATGGGACCAGTATAAGACGAATTTATCCATTTGGTTGAATATAACCCTTTTGCATTTGTAGTTGGAACCGACATAGTATTATATAATAATTCACTATTAGATAATATCTATTTTACATACGTGACCTATATCAACTTCATATTCGATTTTTCGCCAGATATTTAATGTCCAGACGTATGGAGTAAAACTCCTCCCTTCGGGAGGAACATAAACGCTGTATTCCCTCCAGACATTAATGCTACACAATTTCACGAGAAGACCATTTGCATAAAAACTGTAATTCAAGTAAGCATCGTAATGTTCCAGTGCAAAATGCCATATGGTGACAGGTTTGTCCTCTCTATCATACTGATAACACACATTCGTCTAAACAAGTTGGACAACGGAAATGCTTATCGGTCATATAGTAACGCCCTATATGGTCCTGTATGTTTTACACTTGAGAATATGTTAATGTCCAGACGTATGGAGTAAAACTCCTCCCTTCGGGAGGAACATAAACGCTGTATTCCCTCCAGACGTTAATGTCAAGATATAAAGAGTAAGATTACATATGTAAACATACATTATGAGTGCTGATTCACTTAGCTTCGTTTAGAACAATTACTAAACTAACACCGCATTCATATCATGCGCATATTCGAGTGTTTGTACATATAATGAAGACTACACGATTCGACTAAAAGACCGTTTGCCATTACGCCGTAATTATGGTAAATATTCGGGTTTTCTAATGCAAAGTGCCATATAGTCGCTGGTCCATCTCTAGTATACGGTTCTGCACGGTCATCTAAAAACGCGGGAACACGATAATGATTCTCTGTCACATAGATATCGCGCATATATTCCGCTATTTGTTTTCTCTTCTCGTCCGATATAGTGCGATGTAATATGCAATGGTCTCCGGTAACGCATAAATCTTCGAACAGTCCAGCATTGGCACATTTCGATTTCCGGAACCAATAAAGACGACGCGATTCTTTGGACGCTTCCATTGGGTTCGGTATAGTGGTATGCCCAATCAATTCGATTGCCTTGTATCCGTGTTCTGCGGTTCGTATTAAATCGCCTCTTCTCAACTTTTCCACTGCAATATATTCTTCATTGTCGGTTTCCGGATTTAGACGGAGGATTTTGCTGCCTTCTAAGAAACAGGGGTATGGAA